GTAAGTTAGAACCATCACCCCAATATGCACTAGCTGTTACATTACCACTTACTACTAAACTACTTGCAGATGCTGAAGCTAATGCAGATGAAGATACAGCAGTAAGTTGATTAACTGTGAAAGCTGCAACAGATGTTGAAGCACTTGGTAAGTTTGTTAGATTAGAACCATCTCCCCAGTATGCAGATGCTGTAACATTACCATTAATTCTAGCATTATGATTAACTTGTAATCCATCTCCTGTACCTGTTAATTCTAATGAAGTAATAGTTAATGCATCAGAAACTTTTATAGTTGCACTTGTTTCTGCAGTTGCTGTAGTAACTCCATCAACTGTTATATCAAGTCCATTAGCAGCAGTTATAGCACTCATTGTACCACCAGAAGATGAAGGAACATTAGTTAAATGTCTACCATCTCCATAGTAAAATCCTGCACTTACTTGTTGAGTAAAAGTTGCACTTGCTCCTACTACCATAGTTCCACTTACTTTAGAACTAAAGTTTGCAGTTGCTCCACTAACATTACCAGTTACGTTTCCTACTACATTACCAGTTACATCTCCTGTTACATCTCCTGTAAGATCACCAGTTACATCTCCTACTACATTACCAGTTACATTTCCTACTACATTACCAGTTACATCACCAGTAAGAGCTCCTCTAAAACCTCCAGTAGCAGATACTTCATTAATAAAAGTTGCTCTGTTTCCTGTAAGAGTTTGAGCTACCCAAAGATCAGTTACAGATAAATTAGTTAGAGTCATGCTTGAAGTAGTCTCTGCACTAACTACAATTCCATAAGGACTAATATTAAATTTATGTAAAGGACCATAAGTACCAGAAGTTATACCACTAATTTGTAAAGATATATTAGTATTACCAGCTTGTCCTGCACCATTAGTAATAGATAAAGGAGCACTACGTGTTAACTCTCTACCATAAGCAACACCACTAACCATGGCAACATAGCCATTGAAACCTGTTAAATCTGTTATAGCATTAATTGCAGAAGCATCAGCAGTAATTGCTGTACCACCTAATTGAAAAGCACCTGAAATATTAAATGTAGAATTAGAAAGTTGAATGGCAGAATTATTACCATAACCATCTGTAACATTTTGTAGAGTGCTACTTACTCCTGTTGAACTAACCTTGAGTAGTCCACCATAAGTATTTGCAATTTTAGTACCAGTTAATGTCGTCATTCTTTAGCTCCAAACTTTCTTTATCATACCACAACTTAGACAAGATTCCAATCATTAGTTTGCTCTTCCCAATTCATTGTAGCACCCTCCCATGAAATATTTCTATCTACATTTGATGGAGGTCTTGGATCTCGTACAGGAACTTCAGGAGTTATAGTAGGAGAATAATTTAAAGGATTGTTTTGAATGTTCCACATACCATCCCAACATTCAGGACAAACCTTAGTATTATAACTAGTCTTTTGTAATACATGTAATTTATATTGAAAACCACATTGATCACAAATTCCCGGTGTTCGTGAATTACTTGCCATTAATTAATATATCCTAATCTAGGAACTACATACATATCTGCTCTTTGTTTATCTGCTTCAAAAGCTGATTGGAATGTTTCTTCATAGTTTGCTTTTAACATCATAATTCTATCACCTGAAGTATTAGGTCTTTTCATGGATAGATAATAAGCAAGTCCATTAATAAGGCAAGGTAAAAATCTAAAAGGTACATCAGCATTTTGAAGAGCACTCTTAGTAATATCATATAATCTTCTTACTCTATAATATCTAAAAGTATATGTCTGAGTATTATCAGGCACAGGCCAGAAGTATACTGAAACTGTATTCTCTCCTCTGAGTGTAGCAAACTGTACAGGTCTTCCTGTTGAAGTTTTATCTACAATACCTTCGTATTCTTCATAAGATACACGAGTCATTTGCAAATCATTACCTTCATTAGAAGCTCGCATGTAACCATCAAGTACATCTACTGTTGATGCATCTAATGTATTACTTGCTTGATTATAAGTAAGAGTTAATGTTTGTAAATCTGTACCCCATAAAAGAACACCACGATTTTGCCAGTCAGTTAATAAAAGATTTAAACTACGTCTGGCACTACGACCATCATATCCTGTTTGTGGTTGACCACCAGCAAGCTCGTAAGCTTCCTCAATGATTTCATCCACATAGAAATCTAAATTAAATGCATTAGTACCAGATGTAGCCATTAGTTTTTCCTAAGCTTTTCTTCTATTAATTTTACCTTTTTTCTTAGCTTTAGAACCAAATCTACCATAAGATTCATTTGCAGATGCTCTTAACTGTTTTGGAGTTCTTTTCTTTCTAACTCTCATTGCAATTGATTCATCTTTACGAGCCTTATAACCTTGTTTCTTTTTACCTACTTTTTTTGCTGCAGCCATCAGACCACCTCCTTTTATTGGTTAATGTTATTTACGTTTTCTTCCTTTAGCACTAAGCTGTTGGAACTTTTTCTTTCCATACTTTTTTCTGCCTATATAAGCAGCTAAAGCAGGGGAAGTTTTTTTAGCAAGCTTCTTAAACCTTTTACCAGATCCAAGTTTGGGGGTAACTTGTTTCCCAGTTTTTGCTCTACTAATTGCCATTATACTTTTCCTCCTTTATAAAGTTTTTGTATAATTTT